AGGCGTCACAGGCCGCGGGCAGCTACTCCGTTTCGTATTCCTTTGGGAACCCCTATGGTGACAGCTTCTTGACCGCCTCGGAAAAGCGGCTGCTGGGGCTTGCCGGGTCTTTCGTCTATTCGATTGAGCCTGACATAAGCCCGCGCCGGGGCCGCGGCGGGCGGTGGTAGCCATGTTCCTGCGTTCTACTGTGAGCGTCGAGGTTTTGCGGCCTGCCGTCTTGCGCTATGACGATCTGGGCAACCCGGTATACGGAGAGCCTCAAAGGGAGACGGTGGCGGGGGTGCTTATCACCCCCGCCGAAACCGCCGATATTGGCCCAGAGCGCCCAGAGGGCTACACGGCATCGCTAACGGTGCATTTCCCCAAGACCTACACCAAGAGCCTGCAGGGGTGCGCCTTGTCCCTGCCTGCCCCGTATCCGCCTTATGTGACGGTCGAGGGCGACCCACAACCCTATATGGCTGAGCTTACGCCCGGGCAATGGAACCGGGCCGCGCAGGTGGTGGCGGCAGATGGCTAAAGCAACAGTGACGCTAGACCAAGAGGGCATTGGGCGCGCGCTGTCGAATCCCAAGGCCGTGGCCGCCATGGGCAAGGAGGCCCAGAAGCGCGCCAAGCGCGCCACCGCGCTGGGCGTGGCAAGCGGCTATAAGACCAAGCGCCGGTATACGGCTGGCGTTCTTACAAGCGGCGACAAGGCCCCGCTATACGGGGCCAAAGTCACCATCACGCCAGATGGGCCGGTGGGAATCGTCTATACGGCCAACTATGCGGCCATGCGCTACGAATCCAAAAACAACGCGTTGTTGAAGGTGAGGGGGTAGCCTATGCAGCCTTTCAGCGTAGAGGCGGCCATGGTGGCGTGGGTGCGCTCATTGGGCTACCCGTGCGCGCAGCTGATGCAGCAGGGCCGCGCGGGCGTGTTTGTGACTGTGGAGCGCGTCGGCGGGTCTGTCGATGACTTCGTGCAGCGCGCAAGCGTGGCGCTGCAGGTCTGGGCCGACAGCAACGCCGAGGCCGACGCGGTAGCCAATGCCTTGGTGCTTGCACTCCTGACGCAGCAGCCCCCGGCGGGCATCCACTCCGTGACCGTGACAGATGGCCCGTACTTCTGGCCTGACTATGAGACTTCGCGCGCACGCTACCAGCTCGTTTGCGACGTGTACGCGCAGATAGACATTTAAAACACATCCACACAATTGAGGTGATTACATGGCAGCACCGAACACCGCCCGCGTGGGCGTCGGTGGCGCTAAGGTCACGGGTGCGATTTTCACCGCGCCCATGTCCGCCAGCGTGCCGACTGACGCAACCACCGCGCTTGGCAACGAGTTCGTTTGCATCGGCTATACGTCTTCGGACGGTATCAGCATTTCAGAGTCTGGCAGCTCTAACGACGTGCGCGCGTGGGAGGGCCAGAGCATCGTTTATACCACGTCGAGTGAGTACACGGAGCAAGTGCAGATCACGCCGATTCAGATTGACGCAGACGCTTACAAGCTGATTTGGGGCGACGCCGCCGTAGAGGTTGACACCGAAACCGGCGCAATCCACATCAAGCACAGCGGCGCAACCCCTGAGGCTAAGAAGTGTGTTATCGAGATGGTGCCGCGCGCCGGTATCGTGCACCGCCTGACGATGATTCTGCAGCCCGCAAGCCGTGACAGCGTCACGTACAACGGGCGCGACGTTTCGGGCCGTCCCACGACGTTCACGTGCCTTACGGACGCCGACGGCTACACGATGCACGAGTATTTTGCTTTCACTGCCTAACTAGGAGGTTGCCGCCGTGCGCGATATTGAGAAGATGACAAAAGCCGAGCTCGTTGACTTCATTAAGTCTGGCGGCATGCTGCAGCCGGTCGAGGATGCGCAAGAATGGGATAACGACGACCCGGCCCCCGAACTGTTCGCGGCCCCCATGGGCGTGCGAACAGTCACCGTGGCTGATACGTTTGAGGTTGACATTGACCCCAAGCGGCTTACGTCGTGGCGCTTCGTGTCCCTGATGGCAAAGGCGCAAGACCCGGACAAATCCGACGCCGAGCGCCTGCCCGCGCTTGTGGAGCTTGCCGAATACATCCTTGGCGACTCCATGGGCGCGGCGCTTGACTACCTCGGAGGCCCGGACGTGGCCAACGTCGCCGACGTGGCAAAGCTTGCGTTCGACATCGTCACCGCGGCGGCAGAAGCAAAAAACTAATCGCGCTCGGCGGGGCGCTTGCGACGCACCCGAACGAACTGCGTGCGGACTTCCAACAGTATTACGGCATCGACATTGAGCGGGCCGCCGCTGGTGCGCACTCGGCGCGCCATGTGGCGGCCCTTCTTTCCTGTCTGCCGTCTGAGTCTCGCACCGTCGCGGCACTGGCCCCTGATGCGTCGTGGACGCGTCTAGAGGTGCTGCAGGCAATGACGTTCAACGCGCTGGCCGCCGTGTTCGGCGGCGAGGATGCGCCGCAAGTTCCCATACCGGGCGCAGACAACAAGCAAGACGCGCGGCATATCGGGGGGCAGGCCATGACCCCAGAGGAGCTTATGGAAATCCTAAGCAGGCCGCGCACACCGGCACCCGACAGCGGGGGAGGTGAGTAAATGGCAAACGAGAGCGTAGGCAGCGCCTACCTGTCAGTACAGTTCAAGACCGATGACAAGGCCGCCAAGGGCCTAGAAAAGACGCTGGAAAAAGCCGGCGAGGCTGGCGGCAAGTCTGGCGGCCAGAAGGGCGGCGAACAGCTGGGCCGCGGCTTAGAGTCAGCCGTGAGCACCAAAGCTATCGTTATCGGCAACCTGCTTTCGAACGCGATCACTGCAGCCGCCAGCACGGCAAGCGCCGCGCTGGGCGACATGATGCAGGCCGCATTCGATGGCTTCGCGCGCTATGAGCAGATGGCGGGCGGCGCTGAAATCCTGTTCGGCGACAGCGCCGGGCAGGTGATGGCCAACGCACAGAAGGCGTTCGAAACTGCTGGAATGTCAGCAAATGACTACTTGCAGACCGTCAACGGCTTCAGCGCGGGCCTTATCCGTTCGCTTGGCGGCGACACCGCCGAGGCGGCGCGCGTGGCCGACATGGCTATTCGTGATATGTCCGATAACGTGAACACCTTTGGCAGTGACGCCGAGATGGTGCAGCGCGCCTATATGGGCTTTATGCGCGGCAATTACACGATGTTGGATAACCTGTCGTTAGGCTTCGCAGGCACCAAAGAGGGCATGCAGCAGCTTCTTGACGCTGCCGAGCAGATAAGCGGCGTTCACTACGATATTGATAGCCTTGGCGATGTGTTCGAGGCAATCCATACGGTGCAATCAGAATTTGGGATTACCGGCAAGACTTCTCAGGAGGCCGCGCACACGGTAGAGGGGTCTATGGCCTCGATGCGCGCCGCGTGGGCCAACTGGCTTACAGAGCTGGGCAAGTCTGACGGCGACATAGAGACGGCCACCGAGGCGCTTATTGAGGCGTTCGGCAACGCCGCGCAAAACGTCGTGCCGCTCGTTGCGCGAATCATCGGCGGCATGATTGAGGGCCTGCCCGAAGTGGTTGCACAGGCGGCGGCTTCGCTGCCTGAGACAATCGGGGCGATTTTCTCGGCGCTGTTCGGTGAGTCAATCGGCACCGGCATGACCGACGCGCTTACCCAGATGGGCGAGGCCTTGGCACCTTTGGGCGAGGCGTTCGCGCAAGTGGGCGCGTTCGCTGCCGAGGTGTTCGCGCAGGTGGCGGCGGGTCTGGAGACCGTGGCACCCATGATGCAGCCGCTGTTTGACCTAATCGCAGGCGTTGCCGCGGTGCTGGTTGAACAGGTGCTGCCTGTCATCGTGCAGATTCTCGGCTCGGCAATCGTCGAGTTTATCGCCATGGTGGTGGCCGGCATCGGCGGGCTGATTGCACTGCTTGGCAACCTTGTTAGCTTTGCATCTGGCATCCCTGCCACGATCATGGGCGCGTTTTCGTCCTTGCAATCGACCCTTACAGGTGTGTTCACCGGTGCGGCTGACAATATCCGCTCGGCGTTTCAGGGCGTTTTGGACTTCTTCGCGGGCATCCCCGGGCAGATTGTCGGATTCTTCAGCGGCATAGCCTCAGACATTGGCGCGGCGTTTTCTGGTATCCACCTGCCCAGCCTGCACATTACGGGCAGCCTTAACCCGGTCGATTGGATTACAACCGGCAACATGCCCCAGATTGGCTTCTACGCGTCCGGTGGCATCTTCGACAGCGCCACGCTTGGCGTTTTCGGCGAGGCTGGCCCCGAGGCAATCGTGCCACTCAGCCCGGGCAGGCTGCAGCCGTTCGGTGAGGCCGTAAAGGCGGCCATGGGCGATGGTGGCGGCACCACAAACGTGTATATCAACGGCGCGCGCGTGAATAGCAACGAGGCAATAGAAGAGAGCTTTTACAACTTCATGCGGCAGCTTAGCCGCTTAAACACGATGGGGGGCGTTAGCGTTGGCTGAGGTCATTAGCGGCTACACGCTGCCGCCCGAATTTTGGTGGGCATCGGCGGGCAGCACTAAACTTGGCATTCCCACAAGCGGCGTGAGCGGTGCCCATATCAGTTGGTACAAGGGCGGCCAAGCTTCTACGTATCAAGTTCAATACCGCGAGCGCCGCCGCTACAGCCCCAGCGGCTACACGTCTGCAGGCGTTGCCCCCGCAAACCAATGGGAGGCGTGGGGAGAGTGGCAAGACCCGGATAACGCAGTAGCCAACGACACCGCCAGCCCGGTGAGCATATCGGGCCGCGTGGTGACGTATCAGGGGCATTCGTGGGCCTACAGCTACGATACAAGCGCGTATGATATGTACTCGGTGCAGGTGCGCGTGCGCGTCTTCGACGAACCGAGCCGCACGGCCTCACAATGGGCCTACGCGTCTCTGGACGCTGTCATTCGCCCGTGGGCGACGCTTACGGCGCTGCCCAACGCAGAAGGCGGCTACACCATCACGGTTGCGCTCACGAACTGGCAGCGCGGCGGCAACCGCCTCGTTATCGACGGCACGCGCTACTGCATGTACAACGTGCGCAACCAGTCCTTAGGCCCGTGGTGGAACAATACGCCCTTCTGGGCCGGCATCACGGCCCCCATGGGCGCAACCGGCGGCGCGGTTGACGTGCCAGCCGCCGCCATGAGCGACGGGCGCATATACGCCACGAATATCAGCGTCATCACCGGCGACGGCGGCCACAGCGTCTTAGACGGCACGAATATGTATAACTACGATTGCGCCGCCGACTCAAACGCGGGCAGCCCGTCGCATCCTGCAGGGGCGCGCGTGTACATGGTGCCTGTGGGCGAGCACGAAGACCCGGCGGGCATCACGGCCCCCACGGTCACGGCCACGCCTGACGATGAGGGCAACTTGGCCGTGAGGATTAGCGGCGGCGAATGGGATGGCTGCAGCGTCTGGTACACGTGGACGGACGCGCGCGGCGTGCGCGGCCACGGTCAGGCGGCGACGGCCAAAACGTCGGCACGGATATGGGGCGCGCAGATCATCGCGCCGCCGTTCGACGTGCCGATAACCATCAACGCCAGCGTGACCAAAAACGGGCAGTGGGTTGCGCGCTCCACAACCGCCACGGTGCCCAGTAACGGCGTTGTTGAGTTACGCCGCACCGACACGGGCGAATCACTGCGAATCCGATACAACGCCCGCGACACGGTACAGCGCAAGTTTGACCTAGACGCCGAGACCGTGAAGCCCGCAGGAGCTGCAAGGCCTAAGAGCCGATACGGCACGGGCGGTGAGATGGGATTGAGCGTTAGCGGGCTCGTTCCCGGCACCGGCGTTACCGGCGGCATGTTGACCGAGGCGGCCTTGTCTGAGTTCGTGCAGCTGGAGAGCGCAGGGGATTGGCTGTTAAGGCTCCCCGGCGGCGAGCGCTACACCGTGGCGCTCATGGGCTACAGCCTAGACAATGCCGAGGCCGCGGGCTTCTACGAAATCGGGCTAGATCTAGAGGTGGTGCAATGATTGATTACACCGCCTCAGGCGTGCGCCAGTGGCTAGAGTTCGTTCTGTGCGATTCCCGGACGCTGGAGGAGGTCACGCCCCTGACGGGCGTGGCCTCATTCAGTTATGCCGAGAGCTGGCGCGGCGACTACCGCCAAACCGGCCAAATCGACATAGACGGCGAGCGCCTGCCGCTCTGGGCCGCCGTGCGCGTGTACGTGTGCGCCGCACAAGGCACGGAGACGGCGCGAGGGGCCCTTTGCACGCTCTACCCCACACCGGCACCGGTGCAAGTCTCAAAAGGCCGTGAGACGGCCTCATATGACTTGTACAGCATGATGCGCAAGCTAGACACCAACAAGCAGGCCCGCGACACCGGCGTGCCCGCAGGCTCAGACCCCGGATATAGGTTTATTCAGCTTGTGAGGGCGTGCGGCGCGGTGCCGTCGGTGCATCCGGGCTGTGACGGCTACAGCACGCGAAGCGCGCGCGTTTGGGAGGCTGGCGACAGCTATCTGACCGAGGCGCACGCCTTGGCCGGCGCGTGCGGCGGGCGCGTGCAGCCTGACGCGATGGGCCGGGTGTGCTTGGTGCCGTACCAGAACCCAAGCCGCGTGGGTGACTCGTTCGACATTCCCGCCGGTGCCGCGTCTGTGGTGCTGCCAGAGCTGGAGGAGGCAGAACCAGAGATAACAAACAGGGTTGTTGCCTCATACAGCCAGAACGATCGGAAATGGTATTCGGTGGCGACGCTAGACCCGTCGCACCCGTGGAGCTATGAGCGCATAGGCCGGTGGGAGGTCGAGGAGGTCAGGCCCCCGCAAATCGAGGACGAGGGCACTGTGCAAAGCGTGCTAGACGCGCTGACGGCTAGAACGCTTGCGGCGCGCTCTGACATATCGCGCGTGTACAGCGCTTCAATGCTCTACATGCCAATCAGGGCCGGGCAGGCCGGCACGCTGTCATATATCGACGGCGGGGCATCGGTGACGGTGCGCGGCTTTGTCTCAGCCCGCGAGGTGCGCCAAGACGGCGCGGCCCTTGTGCAGGAAATCACGCTGGAGGAGGTGTAGGCCGTGGCGACGCTGAATGAAAAGATGCAGCTGGCGCGTGACCTGTTCGGACGCGAGCCCGCGCCCGGCGAGGTGCGCGCCTATGCGACGGCCACGGCCAACAGCACCGGCGGCAGCGTGTCGGTAGACATTGGCGGCGAGGTCGTTGACGTGCCGGTACTCGGCGCGGTCGCACGCGGCCAAGAGGTTATCTTGCAGGTGCAGAACGGCCACCCGGTGGCGCTGGGCGTTGCCGGTTGGGGCGACAATATCCGCAGCTCTGTGCAGTCAATGCAGAACGTGCTTTCTTACGTCTGGATTGACGATTACGGCCAGCTGAGAATCACGCCGACGCCATACGGCGGCGAGACCGGCGTAATGATCAACGCCGCTGGCGTGAACGTCGAGGGCTACACGTACAACAGCCACACCGGTGACGATGGCTTTACGGTCTTCATGGGCGAACGCCCCGTCATTCAGGTGCTGGCAGACGCACAAAGCCCGGACTTCCAGCACAACAGAATGCGCACGGAAGATTGCTTTTACATCGAGGCAGACGCAGGCGGCGACACGCCAGCGACGCGAACGCGCTTGCTTCTTGCCGAGTCTGACACCGCCAGCACGTATTACAGCGGCAACGTTGCGCGGCTGGAGGTTGACGGGGCCACGAAGTTGGCGGCAGACGCCGCGGGCAACGTGACCGCCGCCGGGTCAGTGACCGCAGACGGCTTCACGACGTACAACGGGGCCATGAGCGGCAGGCGCGGCGTGTTCGGCAACGTCTGCCCCTCGTTTTACGGCACGAGCGCGACAGCCGCCGGCACGCAGGAAAAGGCGGTGGATTGTAACCTGTTCGCGGCCTCAGACCTGCAGCCCGGTACGTTCCTTACGGTCACGTTTGCAAGCGCGCAGACGTACAACGGCCAGCCTACGCTAAACGTGAACAGTACGGGCGCGGTGCCTGTCGTGCGCCAAGGCACGACGGCCCCGCCGCGGTATTTCTGGCTGGCCGGTGAAACGGTGCAGTTCGTGTATGACGGCACACACTGGGCAATTATCGACGGTGGCATAGCGACCACGACGTATTACGGAATGACCAAGCTAAGCAGCGCGGTTAACTCCACAAGCAACAGCGTGGCCGCCACGCCCGGCGCGGTTAAGCAAGCCTATGACTTGGCAGCCGCTGCAGGCACGTGGCGCACCGTCGCCGTTACCGTCGGCGTGCCTTCTGGGTTTGACTCTAGATCGTGCACCGTGCTTGCCAACGACGGCGCGCGGCTGCTGTCCGTCAGCTTCAGCGCCGAGAACAGCGGCGGCACGAATGTGAGCGTGCCTGCCAACACCTCGTTGTTTACCTGCAACGACGCGACACTGTACCCGGCAACCAGCATTCGCGTAGGCGCTGGGTTCCGATACAACGGTTCGGCCCTGCTTGACTTCCCCGTTAAGACGCTGGCGGGCAGCCCGTGGGCGCTCATTGGCCCCGCGTGGGCCTTTAGTGCGGCATCCATCCACTTTGACGCGCTCATTCCTTATGACGCGCTCGGCATCGCGTGAGGAGGTGACAATATTGGAACTTCCCATCTATCTTGACGTTTTCTTGTCCCCCATCCGCGACAACCAAACCGCGCAGGTGGCCGTGATGGCTGTTCTGCTGCTGATTCTGCTTGACGTGGTCTTCGGAGTCGGAAACGCGCTCGTCCATCACGAGTTCTCTAGCCAGAAGATGCGCGAAGGAATCGGCCACAAGTGCTCAGAGCTGGGCTTTCTGCTCGTCGGCGTCATCATCGACGGCTGCATCGTCGGCGGCGTAGAGCTGGGCTACTCGGCCCCGGTGCTCACCGGCGCGGCGGTCTACATCTGCGTGATGGAGATTGCAAGCCTGCTCGAAATCTTCACGAAAATCAACCCTGCATTGAAGGACTCCCCGGTATTCAAGCTGCTGGCGGCGTCTCACGTAATCCATGAATCTAAGGAGGCCTAAAATGGCTTTTCTGCTCAGCCCGAAAACGGGGGGGGGAGCTGTTAGCTACTCCCTCGTGACCGGCCTAGCCACTAGTATCAATGGCGCGGCGGCGCAAGAGTGCACGCCCGAAGCGCCCGGAACCGTCCACCCCGGCGACGTGCTGACGTGGGACGGCACGACAACTGGTGACGAAATCTCATATCTGCCCGCCATGGACTTTGCCGCCGAGCCGGTCAAGTTCATTACCGCACCCAGCCCCTACACGGTCGAGGCCGTGGCGGGGGCTGCGGTGGTTTTCATCGACAGCTAAGACCCTAGGAGGTCAATCATGGCTTTTTTGCTTAGTCCTAAGACGGGGGGGGGAGCCTCCCAAACGTACGAGTTTATCGCGCCTAGATACTCTGTGAGCATTAACGGCGCGGCGGCGCAGACGTACCCGCCGAACAGCCCCGCAACCGTCCACGCCGGTGACATGCTGACGTGGGCGAACGCAGCATTTGCAGTAAGTATCGACTATTTGCCCAACATCGACGCGGACGCAGTGAAAACCGTTACATCTACGTCGCCCTACACGGTCGAGGCCGTAGACGGTGCCGCGCTGATTTCGCTTTATACAGTGGGGTAACCAATAGAGGAGGCACACATGCCAACAGCCCGCGACTTCGTAGCCGTCGCAGTCTCACAGAGCGGCTACACCGAGTACCCGCCCGGCAGCAACCAGACGAAGTATTGCGATTGGTACGGCGAGGGCGTCGGCCCGTGGTGCGACATGTTCGTGAGCTGGTGCGCGGCTCAAATCGGCGCGGGCGAGATCGTGGGGCGGTTCATGAGCTGCCCCAAGCACGCGGACTGGTTCAAGGCCCGCGGGCAGTGGCACGACGGCACCGACGGCGCGCAGCCCGGTGACGTGGTGTTCTTCGCGTCGGCGGGCTGGCCGCGCCACGTCGGCATCGTGCGCGGCACGGACGGCCCCGACCTGCTGACGGTCGAGGGCAACACCAGCCGCACAAGCGACGATAACGGCGGGGCCGTGATGCTTCGCAGGCGCGCGCCCGGTGACCCCTACGGTGATTGGGGCGTGCTTGGCTACGGCAGGCCCGATTGGAGCGACGAATACATGACGAACGAGCAGATGCACGAGCTGGCCGAGGTGGTGGCCGGGTATGTCAACGGCTACGAAGACCGGTACGGGTCGAGCCTCATCAACGAGGTGGCCAACGCCAAGGCCAGAGCCGACAGCAACGGCCAGAAGCTTGACGCGATGGGGGAGACCTTGGAGCGGATTGCGGATGCGCTGGAGGAGCTGGCGGATAAGATTTTGTAGTATAATTGGAGACCTGACCGCGCGAAGCCCTACGGGGCCGCGCGGCTGGGCATGGCAAGCGCGCCCGGAAGCTGGAGCGGTGCACCGCAGCCAGCCAGTAGCGGCCATGGCCAAACAGGTGCGCACCTGAGGCCATTAGGAAAGCCCCCCGCCTAGTGCGGGGGGCTTTTTCTTATTGGTGGGCCTTTGCATTTTGGGGGGTGGATTTTTGCATTTTGCCCCCATGCGGGCCGCCGTCACACTTGTGCCGAAATCGGCACAAGTGACAGGCTGCAGCGTCAGAACCCAGGTCGAGAAATGCCGTTTCTTGCAGAAGTGCGGGGCTGCTGTGAATGCGCAAAACGACGGGGGTGGTGCGGTGCAAATTTGGTGCACGCGATGCACGCCCAATGCATTACAGCCAGTATCAACAACCTGTTTACCTGCAGGTTTTCTTTCAGAGGTGCAGGCAGGTGGTAAGTTCGGCGCGCAGGCCGTGGGTTCAAATCCCGCCATCCCGACCAGCTAAAGCCGCAGGTAGAGGCCCCTTTTCGGGGCCTTTACTTTTTTGCTGGTGCAAATTTGGTGCATCCGATGCACCGAAAGCGCCAGACACGCCCGCGCGCAGCGCGTCCATATCGCTGTGGATGTAGACGCGGGCGGGCTCTAAGCTACTCCACCCGGCCCAGCGCTGCAGGTCGAACGCGCTGGGCATATGCCGCGCCATCATGCTTAGGTTGGAGTGCCTAAGCTCGTGAAGCGTCAGGCCGTCGCAACCCAGCGCGGCCCGGTGCTCATTCCAATAGCGTTGCAGCAGTTGCGGGCGCAACGTGTCCCCGAACTTGTTACAACAAAGGGTTGCGGCATCCCCTATGCCCCGCTTCTGGCGCATTCTGAGCCATTCTGAGAGGCTTTCAGCCAATGCCGGCGGCAGTGGCAGCAGACGCGAGCCCGCGGCGCTCTTGGGCGCTCCTATGCTGCCGTCGCGCTCCTTTACGGCGTGGCAGACGTAGAGCAGGCCCGCCGAAATGTCTAGATCACTCACAAGCACGCCGCAAGCCTCACCGCGACGCAGGCCCAGCGCCATGATTAGCCGCAGCGCCATGGTGTAGCCGTCTAGCGGCAGGCCGCCAAGGGCCTTATATGCCGCCTGAAGCTGCTCAGGGGTGAGCGCCTGCCGTTCTTGCGTGTCCGTCTTTGGTGCCTTTATCCGCTTCATGGGGTTGCCTTCTACGCGCCCGTTCGCCTCGGCGTCTTCAAAGATTGAGAACAGGGCGCGGTGCAGTTTGTTCATTGTTGTGCCGCTAAGGGGCTTCGTGCCGCGCGCGGGGTTGTGCTTCAGCCACAAGAGCGCGTCTCGGGCCGTCTCTGGCGTCACCTCGGCAAGGTGCAACGGCGCAATCGGGGAGCGCGCAAAGGCCCTAAGTGCGCGCCGGTCATTCTCTAGAGTGCCGGGCGCGAACTCACCTGACGCGGCCCGGCGCTCATGCCACAGGGCCGCATAGTCGAGAAACAGCGCCGACGATGCGCGCGCGTCTTCCGCCGCCGCCTCGGCCTCAAACCGCTCGGCGGCGGCAACGGCCTCGGTATAGGTGCCATGAAAGCGCCTAGAGCGCCTTTTAGCCCCTGAGTTGGCCCAGAGCCGCCACGATCTGCAGCGGGCGCGCGGCTTATCCTTGTCTATTTGCTGCACCGTCGCCATTTTCAACCGCCCGAAGCTCTTTTATGAAATCGTCTGCAGTCATGCCCAGCGCGTGCGCAATCTTGGCAAACGTATAGATGCCCATATTCCATACGTCAGAGCGCCCCGAAGTGTATTTGTACAGCGTGGACGCAGGCACGCCAGACGCGCGGGCAAGCGCCGACACCTGTATATAGTGCCGCTCTAGATATATCGCTAATGCATTCATAACTTCCCCTTTGGTCAATTTTCTGCCACTTATGGCCGGATTCTAACCGATTGTGCAAGGTTTTGGCGCGAATTTGCCCAAATGGGCAATATATTGTCATTGTGGCCAATTGGCCCGCGCACCTTGACAACTGCAGACCGTAGACGAACTGAAGGCAACCGGAAAGGGGAGGGGGTGAGTATATGACGGAACGCAAATATCCGCCGCTAAGGAACTTGCGCGCAGAGATGGCCCGAAACGGCATGACCAGCGCCGACTTGGCCGCGGCGGTTGGCGTGTCGGCCACGGCGGTGCGCATGTGGCTTTGCGGCAAGTCTGTGCCGAACGTTAAGAACGCGGCCCGCGTGGCCGCGCAGTTCGACGGCCTGACGGTCGAATACCTGTTCGAAGAGTAGGGCCGCATGCGGTGCCACGCATACGGCCCAAACATCAGCGGGGAGCTGACAAACTATGAAGATAGCAAAGGACGGTTTGCCCGTCGTGGATTGGTACGACGAGGAGCCATTTTCGAAGCGTGAGGCGCTTATTTCCGCCGCAATGTTCATTGGGGCGTACCTGTTCTTCGCAGGCCCGTTCACGTGGTTGGCGGGGGTGCTTCTGTGATGGAAGAAGAGATCAGTGAGGACGTGAGTTTAGTTGTAGGCCAATACATAAAGAAGAGGCTTGACAGACAACTGAAGCGCGGCACGGGCGGGATACGCGACAGACGCGACGCCGCACTGATTGCAGACTATGAGGCCAACCACACCGACCGGCGCGCGATTCTGTACAACGGCGTGCACGTCGCCAGCCTGTCACTGAGTTGGGAGCCTGCCACGGAGCAGCAGACCGAGCAGCGCTTAGAGGTTCAAGACCGCGAGGCGTTCGGCGCGTGGGTTGTGGATAACCCAGAGGCCGTGGCCGCGTGGCTTGCCGATGACCCGGACGCGGCCAACGCGCTGGCGGGCTGGGCGCTTATCTGCACAGGCGAGCAGCCCGGCGGCACCGGGTGGCGCGAAGTGATCACCCAGTACGCCAAGCCAGCGCAGGCAAAAACGCGCCTCACCATCAAAGAAGATGCACTGGAAGCCGCGCTGCCTGAGTTGCGCGCGGGCGTCCTAGGCCAGCTGGGAGCGGGCCAATGACGGGGGCCATAGCGCCCAAGAAGGTGGACGAAGAGCAGCCGTGGGCGCGGGTCATGGTGCCGCTCGTCAACACCATATCAGAGGGGCCGGGCGCTGAGTATGAGCGCAACCGCGTGCCTGAGATGGTGGCGGCTGGCGAGCCTATGCAGGTGGCGATACCGCAGGCAATGGCAGAGTTTGTGGCCGTCAACCCGGTAAACCCCGACAGGCCCACATATGCGCCCTGCCCGCTGTGCGGCAGGCCCGCGCAGATCTCTATAGGCCGCTACGGCTGGCCTGATATGGCCTACTGCCCTGAGTGCAACAGAACCCACATAGTCAAAGAGGAGGCCGACGCGACGCCCGCGCCAAAGCCCGAGCCCGCGCCGGTAGAGGAGGTGCAAGAGGCCTATGAGTGGTGGCAACGATGACCGCATAGCGGCCAACTGCCCGCATTGCGGCGCGCCCGTGATGCTAGACCCGCCCACGTGGGACAGCCCCGCGTCTGGGTGGTGCTGGCGGTGCAACAACTTAGTTGAACTGGGAGCGCCTAAGCAGGAGCCAGAGCGCGACGCATGGTTGATTGAGCTGACCGACGCCACCGAGGCGCAAGCCAAAATCGCGGCGGTAGAGATCGCGTCAATGCTTGGCGTTGCGTGCACGGTAACCCGCGGCACCGTCGCGGGCGTCTTCTACAAGCGAGCAAGGGGGCTGGACAAATGACAGATGCATACATTGACCGGCTGCAGGCAGTCAACAAGCGTTTGAACACTACCAATATTCGCGGCAAGGACTACGCAGAAGTAAACCAGCGCGTTTTGGGCTTCTGGGAGCTTTTCCCAGAGGGCCGCATAATCACGCGTTGGCTGGAGCTTAACGAGGCCCGGGCCACGTGCATGGCGTTCATTTTCAAAGACCGCGTAGGGGTTGAGGATGTGTTTAAGGCTATGGGCTGGTGCGAGAGTGCGCCGGGCAACGTAATCGGGCTTCTGGCGCTCTACGCAGACGCGACGGCCACGGCCTACGAGGTCAAGACCGGCAGCGGCGTGAACTCCACAAGCTACATAGAGAACGCAGAAACCAGCGCAGTGGGCCGCGCGCTTGGCATGCTGGGCATTGGAGCCACCAACGCGATAGCAAGCGCCGAGGAGGTCACAAACGCCATACAGGCCCAAGAGCAGGCGAAACGCCGCACAAGCCAATCTAAGGCCGCTAGGAAGCCCGTAGAGGCCAAACCCGAGAAAGTACCCGCGAAGCCCGCGAAAACGTCTCAGACGGCATCAGAGAGCGCCACAGGGGCATTAGACGCGACCGAAGCGGCACGCCGCCGCCTCATTGACGCGTGCAACCTTCTGGCGGCAGTCACGGGCCGCGAGGCCAAGGAGATCATGCAGCTGGTCGCCAAGCAGGAGGGCTTCACCAAGACCGCCGAGGGATACAACGCCGCGGCCCAGTGGGTCGAGGATTCCGCCCGCGCCAAGGGCGTTCAGGAGGTAACCGACAATGAGTGATATTAACGAGTGCTTCTTTACCGGCAGGCTAACCCGCGACGCCGAGGCCCACGGCGAGCCCGGCCCGCGCTACGCGCTCAGGTTTTCGATCGCTTGCAACGGCAGGCGCAAGAACCGCGAAACCGGGCAGTGGGAAGACGCGCCCAGCTACTTCAATATCGTGGCTTTCGGCAACTATGCCGCCGCAATCGCCGACAAGCTGGGCAAGGGCGTTCGCGTGGCCCTTCACGCCGAGGCGAGGCCGCGCGAGTACGAGGCCAAGGACGGCACCAAGCGCCATACAACCGACTACGTAGCCAGTGACATTGTCATCATGTCTCAGGCCCCGCGCCCGCAAGAGGCCGAGCGAATCACCAACGGCGACGCCTACGCGCAAGACGATATCCCGTTCTAGGAGGCGGCGCACATGGCAAACCCGAGCAAGCGCAAAGGCACCGGCTGGGAGTCTGCAAAGGTCGATTGGTGGCAGGCCAACGGCTTTGAGGGCGCGCACCGCATCGCGCTTCACGGCGCGGCTGATTGCGGTGACGTGTTCGTGACCAAGACCCGGCGCGGCGACGTGATAGAGGAGTGCAAGAACACCAAGCGGCTGGCCGTGCCTGAGTGGCTTAGGCAGTCCGAGAACGAGCGCGACAACGCGGGCGCGTGGCTGTGCCTGCTTTCGTGGAAGCTCGTAGGCATCGGCATGGCAGACCCGGGCCGGCATCCGGTGACGGTCAGGGCAGACGATGCGGCCAAGATGCTGGCGTACATCGCCGAGCTGGAGGCAAAGGCCGAAAGGTTGGAAGCCGAAAACGCCCAGCTGAAAGAGCGCCGTTATTACGTCTAATTGAAAACAAACCGGCCCGCGAAAATCGCCCCTAATCTGTAATAACTATAAGTATATATATAGGTATTAGAAAGCTCATGAGTATTACTAAATCCTAGCTTTAGGCGGGCCGGTGCCCAAAAAGGGCAAACCGGCCACGCGCACAGATCATTAATCTGTACCACTACCAGCGGGCCAAAAGTGAACTAATGCGGCGGGGCGCGCCTTTGGAGGGGCGGCCCCGCGCCAAGAAGGTGGAGCCGATGGCACAACACATAGTCGAGGGCCACGCCGAGCGCGTGGCCGAGGGCATCAAGTCTGACAAGCTGAGAATGAGCCACGCGCAGACGCTCCAAAAGCTCTATTTGAGCCGCACGAACGAAATGCACCTAGAGCGCCAGTTGGATTCAGAGCGCAAGGCGTGCGAGGCATTGCGCGCCGAGGCCAAGGAGTTGCGCAAGGAGCTGTCAAAGCAGAAAGAGCGCGCCGAACGCCTGAAGAAGAACAACGCGATATTGCGCGCCCGCGGGCGGGTGAGGCCCCCGATAGTTTCGGGGCAGGGCCTCAAATGCTCAGAGTGCGGCCAGCCTGTTGACTTCGTGCCTTACTCAATGCGGCCCCATTATCCATTCTGCAGATGGTGTGGGGCCAAGCTTAGGAGGCTTTAGCGATGAACCTTACAGGCCTTACGGTCTACCTGTCAGGCCCCATCACCGGCGACCAGAAGCGCGCCGCCAAGGACTTCGACGCGGCGGCGGCCAAGGTCAGGAAGCTGGGGGCCGTGCGGGCGTTCAACCCGCTCAGGGCGTGCGAGATGCACACGGGCCGCGACCATGCGCAGTATATGCGCCACTGCCTGCACGAGCTGACGCGCGGGGACTTGTCCACAAGCGAGACCGAGTACGACGTTTTACTGCTTCTGGATGGCTGGCGCGAATCCGCCGGATGCTTGGCCGAGGTCGTTGCCGCGCATGCAATCGGATGCGAGGTGGTGGAGCTGTGGCAGATCTAGACCGAGGCCGCGCCGGGGATTGCTCTTGGTGCTGGTGGTACAGCCCCGGCCCAAGGCAGCCAGACAGATACGGCGCTTGCATGCGCCAATCCGACGCCATGCACGTGCACTGGGTGCACGAGATGCACCCGCCGTGCAGGCACTTTACCGAAACAAGGCCCAAGGGCCTGAAGTATCCGAGGAGTGAATTCCCATGGCAAGGATGACAGACAAAGACCGCGTCAGGGCGCGGGCGATTGAGAAGAAGTTGGAGTACATCGGCTTTCTGTTTGAGAGCTTGAAGGGCGAGGCTGAGGCCGTGGCCTGCGTCGAGTGGGCCAAGGATGCTGATATTGACCTGTCCCAGCTGGGATACAGCGCCGAGGGCGTCAGGCGTCTGTGCGTGCAGATGCGCGCCGAGCTGCAGCGACTGAGCAGGCTCATATGAAGCCGTGCAAGTTCGAGGCCACCTGCTACCGCGCTGAGCGCTGCCTTGGCATGTGTGAGCGCGTCGAGACCATCGAGAGGATAGACGCCAGAGAGGCCGCGCGGCTCACCGTGCCCGCGTTCAAGCGCTGCAGCGGGTGCGGCAGGTCGCTGCCGCCTTCGGCGTTCTACGCGCAGAAGACGCACGCCGATGGCCTCATGTCGAGGTGCAAGGAGTGCCAGAAGGCCAGACGCCGCGCTCTGAGGGAGGAGAGGAGGCAGGCATGCAAGGCCACAACGTGAGGATAAAGCCGACGGCGCGCACGGTGCCAGACCGGCCCACAGACTCGCCAGAGGTCGAGGCCAAGGCGTGCGCCACGTGCTACTGGTATGAGCCATGCCCGTGCGGGCGGTGCGTGTGGGGCGTGTGCCGCCACGTCGGCACGCTGTATGGGGAGTACATGAACGACGGCGATCTATGCCATGAGTGGGAGGAGGCCTAGAGATGGAAGAGCTGAAGCCCTGCCCCTTCTGTGGGGGCGAGGCCATGCCCATGGGTGCCAAGTCTATTATTGGCTCAGTGTACAGCGGCTGGGTTGAGTGCAAGGAATGCGGCGCGCGTAGCGGGGAGACACCCCCGGAGTTCATAGACTTGCCATGGAATGAGCGAGCAGAGCGGACGTGCACAAACGTAGGCTACTACGTAGACTCTACGCGCTTTAAGTGCTCTGAATGTGGTTACAACGGTTGGACTAAATACGCAAATGATGGGCGCGATAAGGTGCCGCGCTACTGCCCCAATTGCGGTGCAAGGGTGATAGCCCAATGAGCGCCGAGATGTGGCCGCAACGGGTTGATTTCTTCTGCCCCTTCTGCGGCAACAGGGGCATGTACAGAGGCCGCTTCAGGCATGGCGTCTGGGTGCAGTGCACCAAGTGCGGCGCGCGCGGCCCTGAGGCGATATCAGACGCCAAGGCCCGCGCGGCGTGGCTTACGCGGGTTGACGGTTGCAAGGTCGCAGGCGTCTACAGCTTTGGCGAGCACGACGAATACCGAGAGTATGCACTGAGTTGCGGCCATGTTTTCGAATGGAACGACGAAGAGCCGCCGAACTACTGCCCCGAGTGCGGGGCCAAGGTGGTGAGTAAATGATGGAGCAAGACGGAGCAAAACGGAGTATTGAAGCATATGGCCCGTTGTACCGGTACTACCCCGAAAGACCAGAGGTTGAAACGACTGTATACGGCAGGCCGCTGAGTGAAATTCGCGAGCTGCTGAGGCGCGACACGCCCATGACACCCGACAGCATGCACGGCGTGCACACCTGCCCGCATTGTCACGAGCTGTACAAGTTCGGCAGGTACTGCCACAACTGCGGCCAGCGTATCACGATATTGCCCGAACTTTTTTAGGAGGTGGCCTAGTGAGTTGGTACAGGACGCGCATGTATGTTTGCGACATTTGCAAGCGCAAGCAAGAGGCCGCTGCCTTGTTCGACGGGGCTTTAACAGAGCCGGCCGGCTGGTTCCATCAGGGCCGCAGGTGGGGCATGACGTTGTGCAGGGACTGCCGCGACACCATAAGCCGAGGCAGCACGATCTGGCTGCAAAACATCGACAAGGCCAAGGAGGCAGGCAAATGAGCGCGGCGGTGCAGTGCGACGCTTGCGGGCGGTTCGTTAGGCCGGGCGGCGCGTATCGAATCGTGATAACGGACTATCTGAGCAGCCGGACGCACTGCAGCGCCGACCTATGCCCGGCCTGCAAAGACCTCATGACCGCGCAGGCGCGCGCCGCGCGGCAGGAGCTTAGGAGCACGGAATGAAAGTCTACATAGTCAACGTGAACAACGGCCAGCCATATAGCGAATATCACGAAGCGAACGTTGGCGTATACGCGTCACGGGCCGCGGCCGTCGAGGATATGACGCGGCAGGGCTTCGACCCCGACACGCGAAGCCGCATCGTGCCATGGGCCTATATGGGGCCTGACTGGTACGAAATGGGTTATTACGACACCGAACGATACCGCGTCGAGGAGTGGACGTTGCAGGGGGTGGCAAGCGAATGAAGCGAATAGACGTGCGCGGAGTTCCAGTGCTGAAGATGGCGACTACCAGCAAGATACAGGCGCTTAAAGTGCTTGAAGAGGCCGCCGAGCTCGTGGAGGCCGTTAAGTATCTTTGGCGCAGGCGGTACGGGTACCACGTAGACGACGACATAGAGCGCGCAATGATCGACAACGCCAAGGACGCCGCCATAGCCGAGGCGTGCGACGTTATCACCGCAGCGGTTGGCCTGCTTGTCGCCATGGGGTGCGACGCGGGCGAGATTGCCGACGCAATGGCCGAATGCGCCGAGCGGCAGGAGCGGCGGGGCCGCGAATGACTCGGCGGTACTTTGAGGGCGGCGCGGCCCATATGTCCACACGTGACGATTGGGAGACGCCGGCCGCGCTGTTCGAGGCGCTTAACGAGCGATACAGCTTCACCCTAGACCCATGCGCCACGGACGAAAACGCCAAGTGCGCGAAGTACTACACGGCGCAAGACGATGGGTTGCAACAATCATGGGCGGGTGAGGTTGTGTTCTGTAACCCGCCGTATGGCCGCCAGATAGGGCGCTGGGTTGAGAAATGCGCCAAGGAGGCCGCCAGTGCTGTGGTTGTGATGCTCATACCGGCGCGCACGGATACAGCTTACTTTCACGAGTTCATATACCACCGGGCGCGCATTGAGTTCATACGGGGCCGCCTGAAGTTCGAGCGGGGGGGGGTGCCACTTGGCCCCGCCCCGTTCCCTTCTATGCTGGTCTACTTCAATGAGTAAAGGGGGCGCGAATGCGCAACGAACTTAATAGGGGCGCGCGGCTGTTCGCGTGGGTTGTGGCCGCGCTTGTCGGCGCGCTCATTGTGCTGGGGCTTGCGTACTTGGTTGTTGCCGTGGCCGGTGCGCTGTGGGGGCTGATTGCGTGAGGGCGCGGGCGTTCTTTGAAAAGGCCCGCGACGCCGCCAAGCTCCTAGACGATCTAAGCGAGACCGAGCAGCGCGCACGCGCCAGCGCCGAGCTTCAGGCCCAGCAGTACACAGACGCGCACGGCGGCGGCGACGATGCAGAGCCGCCCGCGCTCAAACTGCTGGCCCTTGCAGAAGAGACCGCCGACGCGGCAGAGGCCGCGCGGCTTACGCTGGAGGCGGCAGGCGCGATTCTGTACGGCCCGGACGGGCGCGGCGGCTTGGCGGCAGAGCATGGCAGCGGATACGCAGACGCGGTGGCGCTCACGTATCTGCAGCTGGCCGACAAGTACGAGGCCGCCGAGCAACTGGGCGTTGCACCCCAATGGGTCGAGCGGTTGTGTCTGATGGCGTTTGCAAAGCTGGATAGAACCGAGATATTCCAAAACGGCATTAGTTGACAGGTGTTTTATTCTCTGAGAGAATATGGGGCGGTGAAGTGTAGGCTTTACCCGGCTCCTCCTTTATCCACTTCGCAAGGAGGCCCCGCGGCTCACAGCCCGGGGCCTTTTTGCGTTGTGGGGCATTCTGAGCCATTCTAAGGGCTTTTAAGCATCACACCGAACAAGTAGGCGGCGCGCATCTCAAATGGCGTTAGAAGCCGCCTACGTGGCTTGTAGGGGGTAATGGATTGCATGAGTGCACCCCGCAACCGCAAGCCAGACCCGCGCAAGGCCCACGCCGCGCAGTATCGGGCGCTGAAGGCGCGCATTGGGGCGCAAGGCCTCCCCTGTGCGCTGTGCGGGCGTCCGATTGATTACAGCCTGCCGCAAGGTCACCCGTGGTGCTACGAGCTAGATCACAAGATACCGCTCAGCAAGATAGCGCCGCACCTCAGGGAACGCGCAGCCCTTGACCCAGAGAATGCACAGCCCGCCCACCGGTGGTGCAACCGCCAGAAGTCAGACAAGCTGGCGACGAAGCAAAAGGATTGCAGGGTTGGGGGGTCTGTGGGGTGGCTTGAATAGTTGTTAATAATTAAAGGGGTGGGGGGGAACCCCTAGCCAGGACAAAGACCGAAGAACTCGGGCTAGGTCGAAAGACACAAGGCTTGTTTCCGCTTGGGTTTTTGGCTCGTGAAGGAGGTTTTTAGTTGCTAATTTCCGCAGCACAGAGCGGCAGCCGCCGCCAGCTTTTGGAGGCTTTGCGCGACGAACTGGCCGCAATGTTGGACAAAACCGAATCGGGCCGCGACTTCGCGGCGCTTTCCAAGCGGCTTCTAGAGACGTGCGCCGAACTAGACAGCCTGCCCGATGAGAACGACGCCAGCCCGCTGGCACGCGCGCGCAGGTCAGAATATGTCCGATAGAGTGAAGCGCGGCAGCCAGCTGCCGACGTTCACCACGGCACCGAGCTTAGACGATCTGGGCGACACCGGCGCGGTTGCGCTGCAGCTGTTTGAAGATTACGGCGTGGAGTTCTACGAATCCCAAAAGTACGAGATGCGCTTGTATATGGCCCGCGATGATGCGGGCGACTTCGCGGCCAAGAGCATCTATATTTGCAAACCGCGCCAGAACGGCAAGAGCTTTTCGGCGCGCTTCTATTGCATCTATTGCGCGGCGGTGTTGGGGATGCACGTGTTATACACGGCGCACCGCGCCCGCACGGCCCGCAAGATGTTCGAAGCCATTGCCGACTTTGTTTCAAACTCTACGGACTGGCGGCGCGCGCTCAGGTATCCGCAAGGCATCTATAGGGCAATCGGCTACCAAGGCGTTTACTTCACCTCACCGTTTGGCGGCCCGGGTGGCTCTATCGAGTTCATGACCCGCGGCCCGGGCGTGCGTGGCGATACAGCCGACGTGATCGTGATTGACGAAGCGCAATGCATGACGGAAGAGCAGGAATCAAGTTTGCTACCCGCGTCCATCGCAGGCAGCGAGGTAACGCGCAAGCTGTCCCAGCAGGTGCTTTACATCGGCACGCCGCCAGACGAAAAAACGCCCGGAACCGTCTTTCAATCGGCGCACGACAAGGCGCACGCCGGTGTTTTGTACCGCTCATGGTGGCTTGAATGGGCTGCAGACGCGCCCATAGACCCAGAGGCCACGCAGGCCGAGGCGTTGGCGGTGATGTACGCCACCAATCCGGCCATGGGCTACCGCATCCGCGAAGAGACCATGTTAGAGCGCTGGGCCAAGATGACGCCCGAGGGCTTCGCGCGTGAGCATCTGGGCTGGTGGGCCGACTACCGCACCGCCGGCGTGCTTATCGACGCGCGCACATGGGAGGCGGCAGCCACAACGGCCACGGCCCCCAAGGGCGTGCGCTGTCTGGGCATCAAGTTCGAGCCCGCGGGCCTGCGTGCGTCTCTGTGCGTGGCCGTGCGGCCTGAAGGCGGCGGCCCCTACCGTATTGAGCAGGTGGGACAGTACGACACGACGCACGGATTGGAAGCGCTGATTTCCGACGTGCTGAAGATGGCCCCCAAGGCCGCCGAGATATGCGCAGACGGCGGCGGGTACGCGCAGACGCTGTGCGAGAGGCTAATAGCGCGCGGCGTGCCGTCTGCAAAGGTGCACCGGCCCAGTTCGCTGGAGGTCAGCGCGGCGGCGTCAAACCTGCTTTCGATGCTGAAAGAGGGCAGCGTGCAGCACTGGTCAGGCGAGGGCCAGAGGATGCTAGACGAATCGGCCACGATGACCGCCAAGCGCTCTGTGGGGCGTTCTGGCGGCTTTTCGTTTGCAAGCACGGAAGAGGCATACGCCGAGCCTATCGAGGCGGCGGCGCTGGCGCTTCTGTGGGCGCTGAAGACACGTAAAGACCCGAACAGGAAGGCGCGCATATTCTAATGACTCCACACGACTGGCGCGGCTACCGCGCAGAAGACTACAAGCTAAGCCCTGACGCGCCGCCAGATATAGCGGCGCTTTTTTATGAGTTGATGGAACTGTGGGCCGACAAGCTGCCGAACAACCAGAAGCGGTACGAGTACTACAGCGGCCACAATCCCCTTAAAGACTTTGGCATTTCAACGCCGCCTAAGCTCCTTAACACGCCTGTGATTGTGGGCTGGCCTAAAAAGGCGGTTGACGCGCTGGCGGTGCGTTCGCGCATCGACACGATCAGCGCGATAGACCCGGACGCGCAAACGCTCGTTGATGGCATCGTTGAGCGTTCACACATCAAGACCCGGTACAGGCAGACCGTAACGAGTCAGCTTGTCTATTCGTGCATGCTGGGTGTTGTGGGCCTCGATGCTGCAGGCCGCGCGCGCGTCGATATGTACAGCTTTGAGCGCGGCGCGGCTCTTTATGACGAAGTGCCGGGCCGCGTCGTGGCGGCGCTTATCATCCACAGGTTTGACGATGAGGGCCGCCCCGCGTCCGTCAGCGTCTACACCGATGACGGGCGCGCGCGTCTGGAGCGCGGCCCGGGCGGCGTGTTCGGCTATGAGTGGGAGCCTAGCGCGCTTGGCCGCTGTGCGGTCGAGGCGTTCGCGTACAAGCCGACAGACAAGCACCCGTTCGGCCAGTCGCGAATCACGCGCGCGGTTATGTCGCTGACGGACAGCGCCACGCGCGTGGCCCTTGGCGGCGATATCGCCTACCAATTCAGCGTAGCGCCTCAGAAATACGTGGTTGGCGGCGACCCTGACGACCTAGAGAAAATGAACAAGTGGCGCGCCTACACCGGCAGCATTTTCGGCATGAGCCGCGACGGCGTGACGGGCGAGGCCCCCGCGTTCGGCCAGCTGCCGCAAGGCAGCATGACGCAGACGGTTGAGTATTTCCGTTTGCTTGCCGAGCGCTTTTCGATGGAAACGAACATACCTGTCAGTGAGCTGGGCGTGATTCACGACCAGCCCGCCAGCGGTGACGCAATCCGGGCCGCGTCTGAGGCGCTCTTGATTGATGCTGAAGACCTTAACGACGGCAACCGCGAGACCTTGCGCACGCTGTTGCGCATGGCCATGGCCGCCGAGCTGGGAATGAGCGCTGACGCGCTGCCCGAAACGCTGGCCGCAATCACGCCGGTGTTTAGAAGCCCGGCAATGCCGAGCCTGCCCGCCGTCGCCGACGCGATGACCAAGGCCGCGGCGGTAATCCCCGACCTTGCAGAAACTGACGTTTTCTTAGAGCAGATGGGCTTTAGCCAAGACGTTATCACGCGCTTTGAGGCAGAACGCAGCCGAGCCCGCGCGCTTCGCGCATTGGGCGGCCTAGACCTAACGGCGGCTGAGTAATGCCGGTGCGTCAGACCGGCCCGAGCAAAAAGGCGCGAATCTCGGGCCGCAAGCTAGAGGCGTACTTTGCGCGAATCGCGGCGCTTGAAAACGCGGCAGACTCGGCAATTTACCGCTTTTGCTTGTCTCAGGACTTTGCAACGTTTGAAGACGCGGCGGCGGCTCTTTCAGACGCCGCGGCGGCTGTTGTTGAGTCATACGGCAACGCAATTGGCACGGCTGGCGGCGCGTGGATACAGCAAACGCTAGAGCTGGCGGGCGACACCACGGGCGCGCAGTTGGTGCAGGCCGCCGCGCTGGAGGCGCTGGCGCACAGGCCCGCCGAGGTTTTGCCGCCAGAGCTTGCCGGGGCGCTTTCTGAGGCCGCGCCCACGCTGCTGAGTGCCGACAGGGCCGCAAAGGACATGGCCGCCAAAAAGGCAGCGCGGGCGACGGTCACGCACACGCGCAAGCGCGCCGCGCTAATCCTGACCGAGACGGTCACGCGCGCAGACGCCACCGCCGAGCAGCTGGGCCGCGACCCCTTGGGGCTTCTGGTGGCGTGGGTGCCGGGCAGCCCGCACCCGTGCGGCTTCTGCACGCTGTTGGCTTCTAACGGCTGGCGCACCGCCCAAAGAAAGGCGCTGCAGGCTTACAGCAGCCACATTCATGAGGGGTGCCGCTGTCAGCAGGTATTTAGGCCCGCAAATATCGCCATTGGTGGCTACAGCCCTAAGAAATGGGCCGGCGTCGTTGACAGCGTGCGCGCCGAGGCCACGCGCGGCAACGGAAAGATTGACTGGGCCGAGGCGGCCCGCGCGATTGACCGCAAAAACTACGCAATCCCCGAGGTGGGCGACGAGATACGCCGCCGCCACCGCGAAGACTACGCGCGCCGCAAGGAGGCGGGCGAGAACACCGATTAGCAACGGCACGGCCCCGCATGGGGCCGTTTTTGTTGACGGACGCACACAAGGCCCGCACGGGCCGCAAGAGGCCCGCACGGGCCGGAAATGGGGCGAATTATGACGCTCGAAAACAAGCAGGCACCTGAGGGCGACAACGAGGCCGAAAAGGCCGCAGAGGCCGCCACAGAGGCCCAGAAGGGCACCGACTGGAAGGCCGAGGCCCGCAAGTGGGAGGCGCGCGCAAAGGAGAACAGCAAGGCCGCCGAGGAGCTGGCCGCGCTCAAAGCCGAGCAGATGACCGAGGCCGAAAAGGCCGCGGCGCACCTTGCCGAGGTCGAGAGCGAACTAGCCGCGCTGAAGGCCGACGCGCAGAGGCGCACCGACGCCGCCGAGGTTGCCAAGGCCACCGGCGTTCCTGCTTCGCTTTTGGAATATTGCGCATCCCGCGAGGCGATGGAGGCGTTCGCCTCCGAGTACGGCAGCACCGGCAAGCCTGCAGGCGCGCCCGCTGCCGAGCAGTCGCGAATTTCACGCGGCGGGGCAAAGCCCGCCCCGGTCGATGACTTCGCGGCCTACATGCAAAACCTGATGAATCAAAGGAGTATCTAACAATGGCACTCACTCTGAACAACATCCCTGTTTCTTTCAAAGATGAACTTCTGGCGGGCATCGAGGAGCGCTCGGCGCTTGCTCAGGTTGCCCCCACCACGCGCATCGACCTTGGCGACAACCTCATGACGTTTAGCCTTGGCCTGCAGCCCGCGCCCATCGTTGCCGGTACCACAATGTCCAACCTGCCCGGTGAGGGTGAGGTTAAGCCGGTCGGTGAGAACGGCGGCATGGTCACGGCCCGCGCCTACAAGTTCGCGCAGATTATCCCGGTTTCGGCTGAGTACATGTACAAGCTGCCGCGCCTGTACGATGAGATCATCCGACAGGCCCCCGAGACCATCGCCCGCGGTGTTGACTATGAGGCCCTTGCTTCTACGACCGCCCATGACGGCTTTGCTGGCTTCAACGTCGTTGGCAACGACTACGCCCCCATCGCCACCGGCGAGACCCCTTACGAGACTTTGGCCGCCGCGTTCGGCACCGTTGCCGCTGCTGGCCACATGCCCAACGCCATGATTGCTTCCCCCGCCGAGGGCGTCGGCCTTATGACCATGACCGCGCAGGATGGCCGCCCGGTGTTTGGCACCGGCGCTGATGGTGTGGGCCGCGTCTTTGGCGCTCAGGTTGTGGCTTCCAACATTCTCGGCGCTGGTGAGAATGTCCCCGCTGCTGTTATCGGTGACTTTAACAAGTCTCGTCTTGGCTTCGTGGACAACATCCGAATCAAGATTCTGGAAGAAGCCACGCTGACCACGTCCAACGGCACCATCAACCTTGCGCAGCAGAACATGGTTGGCGTTCTTGTCGAGGGCTGGGCGGCCTTCGCTGCCGCTGAGGGCGCTTTTGCCCGCATTGGCGGCGCTTCCGCTTAGGAGGCAGCGCAATGACGCCATACGCAACCGTAGAGCAGTACGAAGCGCGTTATGGCACGGTCACGGACACGCAGACGCTTCAAGCCTGCCTAGAGGATGCAACGGCGCTCATTCAAGCGGCCCTAGAGGCGCGCGGCATTGACTATTCGGAGCCTTCGGAGACGTTTAGCGAGCGCCTCATGATGGTGTGCCGCCAAGTGGCCCACAGGGCGCTAGACGCCGCACCCACAGGCACCGACTACGCGCCCTTTGGCGTCACGCAGGCGTCACAGGCCGCGGGCAGCTACTCCGTTTCGTATTCCTTTGGGAACCCCTATGGTGACAGCTTCTTGACCGCCTCGGAAAAGCGGCTGCTGGGGCTTGCCGGG